CACTGAGGAACATTTACCGTGTGAATTTTGCAGATATGAAGCACAAATGGATGTACCGTGCACGCAGGGCGATAAAGAATGGTGCAGACAGCATGCAGTTTGGAAAGGCGATAAGCAGTTAAATTAGAACTGTTAGAGTGAGTTATTTACATTTCGGAAAAAGCTCAGATGTTTAAAAATGTAAGAAATTTATGGAGGTTCGAAGATGACAGAGAAAGAGGCAATTGAAAAATGCAATTTTATGAATGATGCTTTAAATTTTCAGAGAGTAGAATCTGATGAATGCAGTTGTGCTTTACAAATGGCAATTGCAGCACTTGAAGAAATCCAGAAGTATCACGCAATCGGAACAGTGGAAGAATGCCGTTGCGCAATGAATAAGCAGTTAAATTAGAATTTAGTGGAGGTAGAGAAAATGGTAGATGCAGAGGAAACAAAACGGTTTAAGGCAAAACAAATAAGATATAAAAAGCCTATTGTCAAAAATCTCAACCTTGATTTCATCAAACAGGATTTATGGGACATCCAAGAAGTCTGCGAAGATGTGCATTGGTACACGGATTCCGAAGATGGAAATGATAGCCTTGTCAATGCTCTGTCCGGGGATGAAGACGAAGCGTATGAATTTAAAATGGCTTTTACTGATCTCTGTGCGGAATGCGAAAGAATGTCTGAGGATATCAAAGATGAATGGATTCCGGATTGCTTCGACATATTTTTTGTAACAGTAGGAGCCGGAGAGACATACGGAGGACTGCTTGGCTTTGACGAATACGAGCAGGACTACTTCGGAATAGGATGTTCTGATTCTTGGGCAGAGGATGAAACTAAAAAGAAACTGAAACAGATGACGAAGGATGAAATGATTGCTGCGGCTAGACAGTGTTTTAAGGTTTATTCCGCTTATATCGGGCTACGGAGTCGGTACGATAGTTTGAAAGCAGCAATTGATATTTTGCGAGATCAAAACTCAGGATATTTGCAGGTTGTAAAAGAGATCGAGAAACTTTATGAGGCAGCCGCCGCAGAGCAGGATAGGTATGCAGAGTATAGTAAGGAATGGAGAGAATTTAAACGCTATACAGATGCACTACCACCGGAGGCATGGATTGCGTAGGTAAACTGAACTATTAGAATTTAGTGGAGGTAGAAGAGATGGGCGAATTAATTAAAAGACAGGATGCAATTAACGCAGTTATGCAAAATTACTGCTACGAATCTGACAGGATGACAGCATTACAAGAACTTCCTGTAATAACAGATGAAAAAATCAGAAACGAAGCAATTATAAACTATTCAGTTGCAGTGCTGGCAGAGGTTGCGGAACGTGCTAAACAGGAAGATGCACCAATTTATGAAGGAGATAAGGAAGTTGACCAGTGGGTGCGTTTATCAGATGTTGAAGAAGCAATCAATAAGTATTTAAACTGAACTTTAACGGAGGCATTGAAATCATGGATAAAACAACCTTGCAGTTTATAACTGTAATAAAAAACGGTGAAGTAAAACATATAGGGAAAAGCATAATCCGACAGCCGGAAATCAAGTATGGCGGTGGATCAATAAAATGGTTTGACGACAGACTGTTATTAAAAAGATAAAGAAAAAAGAGAGGAGAACAACAATGAAAACAACAGCAAAAGACATCAGGGAATTGAGCAGACGCTTAAAACCTGAAACATGCACGATTACACGTATCGCCGGTGCATACGTGGATGCAGAAAAAAACATCATAACTAGATTCAATGAGACATTTTTGAACATGGAAGATACAGAAATGTTCAAATATTTGAACATTATCAAGAAAATCTACTCAACAAAGATCGATGAGAAAATGCTGACATTAGAATTTGATCCGGCAGATTTAAAACAGACGCAGGAATTTTTGCAGCAGCTCACAAACGGAAAATTGAAAGATGAAGCAGCAGTGGATGAAATGATAGATAAAATCATTTGCAACTACGATTACATGGGTAACTACCTGATCCTCTTGTTGCACGATGCATACGACATATTAAAATATACGAGCGATAACGGAAAATTAGATGAATCAGAGGAAGTTTACGAATACATACAGTGCATCATCTGCCCGGTATCGCTTGAAAAGCCGGGACTGGAATACAACGAGGAGGAAAATGCGATCACACCGATCAACAGAGACTGGATCGTAGGAAATCCAAATGTAGCATTTATTTACCCGGCATTCATCGACAGGAGCGCAGATAGGGACAGAGTGATGTATTACACTAAAGATGCAACGTGTACGCATAAGGAGATCATGAAAGATATCTTAAACTGTAAAGTAGAATATACACACAGCGAGATCCTGAAAGAGTTGGAAGAAACGATACAGGGTGTGACAGAAGAAAGAGAGAAGACAGAGGAATATATGCAGAACATTGCAGCAGTCATTTTAGCACCGGGTTTCGTAAACAGCGAGAAAGATCCAGATATGGATCTGAACACATTAGACATGATATTAAAACGTGCGGACATACCGGAAGTATACAGAAAACTGATCATGGAAAGACACAAAAAAGTCTGGGGAGAAGATTATAAAAAAATCTCGTTATACCAGGATACAAAGCGGCTTGAGAAGTTCTATGCGAGAACCAGAAGAAATAAAACAAAAAGCCTTATGGCGAGAGCTGCAACGGAATTATTAAGCTATGGACCATCAGAGACAGCGGATGAGATTAATAAGCACATTGAAAGCATGAGGTAGAAAAGGAGAAATAAGCAAAGGAGCAGAGCATGTATGATAAAACAGCAGAGCAACTTACAAAATGCCCTTTTTACGTGCGGTCACAGAAATTATCAATAACATGCGAGGGTATAGTAGAGGGTACAGAGACGGCAAGTAAATTTGAGACTGAGAGAGAAAAGAGAGAGTTTCAGCAGCGCAATTGCTTTAAGCATCATAGCAATTGCAACATAAAAAGAATATTGGAACAAAGATATGAAAAAAGCTGACGGTATATACTGTTAGCTTTTTCTTTTGAGGGGGCAAAAAAATATATGATTATCTAAAATGTATGCAAAGGGCGGTGATGGAGTGGCAGAAAAACATATTGAAGCTGAAAAAGACTATATAAACGGCATGAAATATAAGGACATAGCGGATAAATATGGCGTTTCGGAAGCCACTGTGAAGTCCTGGAAAACAAGATATGGCTGGATACGGGAGAAGAAAAAAATAACGCATACAAAAAATAAAAAAAGTATGCATACAAAAAAGATAAAAAAAGAGATACCGAAAAAAGGCACAAACACAGTTACAAAAGCAGAACTAAGAGTAGTCTGTGAAAACGAAGAATTAAACGAGAAACAGAAACAATTCTGTGTGTTTTTTATCAAAAAGCATAATGCCACGAAAGCGTATATGCAGGCATACGGTGTTGATTACATGACAGCGGCAGCAGCTTCCAGCAGATTGTTAAAAAATGTTAAGATACGAGCCTTTATTGAAATGCTAAAGAATGAAAAGCTGAACCAGATGTATTTTTCGGCAGATGATCTGGTGCAGAGATACATGGATATAGCATTTGCAGATGTGGGAGATGTAGCGACTTTCACGGATGAAGGAATACAGCTAAGAGATAACTTTGATCCTACGACGGTAAAGAGCATCAAAGACACAAAATACGGTTATGCAATCCAGATGTTAGATCCATTTAAGGCAATGGAATGGCTGGATAAGTATTTTGAAATCAATCCACAGCATGTTAGAAGACGTGAATATGACCAGCTTAAGATGCAGCGGATGAAACAGGAGATTGCAGCAGAGCAATTAAGACAATTAGAAAACGAAGATGAAATGAACAATACGGGTGTAATAATGATTGCACCGGTATTAGAGGAAGAAGAGGAAGATGAAGACTATCTGGAGTCCACAACCGAAACAGATTGAATTTATGCAAAGACCTGAATATGAGGAATTGTACGGAGGTGCAGCAGGCGGAGGAAAGACGGATGCATTACTTGCAGAGGCACTAAGGCAGATAGAAATACCAAATTACCGTGGGATTCTATTCAGAGATACTACAAAACAGCTGGAAGGTATGGTGTCAAGGTCTGAAGAATTGTATTCAAGAGCTTTTCCAAAGGCAAAATTTAATGATAACAAGCTGCTGTGGAAATTTCCAAGTGGAGCAAAGATATTTTTCGGTTACATGGAACATGAGAAAGACAAGTTAAATTATCAAGGTAAAGCATACGACTTTGTGGGATTTGATGAAGTTACGCATTTTACGTACAGCCAATATATGTATCTTGTGTCAAGGAATAGACCGGTTGGACCTGGAACCAGATGCTACGTGAGAGCTACAGCCAATCCGGACGGAAAAGGAATGCAGTGGGTAAAGGATAGGTTTATTACACCTGCGCCACCATTAACACCGATAAAAGGTAAATATGAAATCATAAAACCGGATGGAAAGACAATAACGATTGTCAGAAAACGAATTTTTGTACCCTCCAGCGTATTTGATAATCAAGCATTGTTAAATAACGATCCTAACTATTTGGCAAATCTTGCAGCAATGCCGGAAGCACAGAGAAATGCATATCTGTATGGGAACTGGGACAGCTTCAAAGGGCAGGTATTTACAGAATGGAAGAATGATCCGGCGCATTATGATGATCAAAAATGGACGCATGTTATAAATCCATTCAGAATACCGGAACACTGGAAGGTGTACAGGGGTTACGATTTCGGATATTCGAAGCCGTTTTCAGTCGGCTGGTATGCAGTAGACGAAAGAGGAAAGGTATATAGGATAAAAGAATATTACGGATGCACAGGAGAACCAAACACAGGTATCATGTCAGATCCGGTCGAACAGGCAAGGGCAATCAGAGAAACAGAAGAGAACGATCCTTTTTTGAAGAAAAAACGGAAAGAAATCATAGGCATTGCAGATCCGGCGATATTTGAAGAATCTCGTGGAGAATCTATTGCAGCAATGCAGGCAAAGCACCCGAATTACATTTATTGGTCACCGGGAGACCATACAAGAATACCGGGGAAAATGCAGTATCATTACAGATTTGCATTTGACGAAGAGGGAGACTGCATGTTTCAGGTATTCAATACCTGCACAAATTTTATAAGGACGATACCAAACCTTGTATACAGTGATAAACATCCAGAGGATATCGACACAGATTTAGAGGATCATATCTATGACGAGTGCAGGTATGTACTGATGGAGAATCCTATTTCACCACGAATGAACGTAGCGCAGAAAATCAAGTTAGATGATCCATTGAACCAGAGAACAGAACCAACAAAACCATATAGATTTTATAGTATTTAGGAGGCAGAAATGGCAAACAGTAAGAGAACAAAAACAAAAGTTGCACCGGTACAACAGCAGGGAATCACACCACAGAACATGACAATGATACAGCAGATGCAGGATATGCAGGCAGCAGAGAACCAGCAGAAGATTCTCACACAGGAAGCAAATAATAAACAGCATGATTCGAACAGTGAACAGACACCTGATCCACAGATGATCGTGATCACGGATAAAGATGTGAAAAAAGCAATGGGAATATTGCAGAAATATAAGGAGTGTAAAGCAAATCTGGAAAAGAGGATCATTGAAAATGAGGAATGGTTCAAAATGCAGCACTGGCCAATGATACAGAAAGAGCAGAAAAAGGATGATATCAGACCAGCGTCTGCATGGCTGTTTAATTCTATCATCAATAAGCATGCAGATATCATGGATAATTTTCCGGAAGCACTGATTTTGCCAAGAGAGCGGAGCGATGAAGCAACGGCAAAAACATTATCATCAGTGATCCCGGTCATATTGCAGCAGAATGAATATGAGCAGGTATATAGCGATATCGGCTGGTACAAGCTCAAAGCAGGAAGCTCTGCGCAGAGTATCTGTTGGGATAATACAAAACTGAATGGGCTGGGAGATATCAGCATCAAGAAATGTGACATCATTAATCTGTTCTGGCAGTCAGGAATCACAGACATACAGGATTCTGCAAATGTCTTTTATGTGACGTTAGTAGACAATGACGAGCTGAAGAAAAACTATCCAAACCTGAAGAGCCTTGGAAACTACCCGGAATTGGATGTGAATAAATATATCTATGATGATCAGGTGGATACGACAGAAAAGTCAGCAGTTGTCGACTGGTATTATAAACAGCATGTGAGTGGATATGATAAGGACGGCATACCGCAGACAAAAACAATCCTGCAATACTGCAAGTTCTGCAATGGACAGGTACTTTTTGCATCCGAGAATGATCCGCAGATGCGTGAAGAAGGATTTTACAGGCATGGCATGTATCCGTTTGTGATTGACACGATGTATCCGGAAGAAGGGATGTTATGCGGATTCTCTGATATTGATGTTATGAAGGACTGCCAGGCATATATAGACAAAATGCAGCAAGCTATTCTTGATAATGCAATGTCTAATGCAAGAAACAGGGCAATCTTTAATGATGCAGCAGGGATCAATGAAAAAGAGTTTAGCGATCCGTCATGTACGATGGTACACGCAAATGGAAATCTTGGAGAAAATGCATACCGTCCGTTAGAGGGAAAACCATTGAATGGTATCTATGTGACAGTGCTGAATAATAAAATCCAGGAATTAAAAGATACATCTGGAAATACTGCATCATCACAGGGACAGGCATCATCTGTTACAAGTGCATCCGGTATTGCATCATTGCAGGAAGCGGCAGGAAAACTTGCAAGGGATTCCAATAAGAGTGCATACCGGGCATTTGCACGTGTGGTGCAGATGGTGATCGAGCTGATAAGACAGTTTTATACAGAGGAAAGATGCTTCAGAATCACAGGGGATGACGGAGAACAGGATTTTGTGAGTTTTGATAATTCCGGTCTTTTACCAAGAGAACAGGGACAGGCGTTTGAAATAGATCTCGGAAACAGATTACCAATTTTTGATACAGAGATCAGACCAGCAAAAAAGAGTGCTTACAGTAAGGAATCACAAAACCAGATGGCGTTGAATTTCTATGCAGCAGGATTTTTTGCACCTGCAAATGCAGATGCAGCTATCGCATGTCTGAATATGATGGAATTTGATGGAAAAGAGAAAACACTTGCACAGATCAAACAGAATCAGACACTGTTTGCACAGGTGATGCAGTTGCAGCAGATGGTGCAGCAGTTGACAGCAGTGGTGGATGCACAGAACGGAACAAATCTTTCCGGACAGACACCAGATGTAGCGAGTACAGCGGCGATGAGCGGAACTGATACAAAAGGTGGAACAACAACACAGAGCAGGGGATCATTGACAACACAGGCGGCTAGTGCTGCACGTAATGCAACCTCACCAAGATAGGAGCAGAAAATGACAAACATCACGGTAGAAAAAAATGGAGACAGACATATTTTACATATCGAGGGACATGCAGGATATGGCACACACGGTAATGATATCGTGTGTGCCGCAGTATCGATACTTGGATATACATGGATCAATGAGCTGCTTATCTTGGAAAAAAGAAAACAGGTAAAGAATGTGGTGTATGAGGAAGATAACGGAAAACTTTTTGTAGAATTTTCCGGTGGAGATAATGCCGTAAACACGGCATACGAGACGATTTTAACAGGTTTTGAAGCTTTACAGCAAAATTATTCTGAAAATATTTCCCTAAAAAGGGGGGCACAGGTTTTTTAGGATAAATTATAGTAGACACAACGAGGAATGATCCTCTGACACGTCGGAAAGGAACGATAGAAAATGAAAAAATTATTATTAAACCTTCAGACATTTGATGATGGAGCAAGCGCTGGCACATCACAAGGAGAAGGTAATGCAGCAGAAAACACACAGGGAGTCGCTGCCCCACAGGTAAAAGGTCGTAAAGGTAATAACCTGCAGAATGTAGTATACGGAAAGCAGGACGTGAGTGACGACTACTCAGAACAAACGAAACTGCCAGGCGCAGAAAAGACAGTCACAACAAAAGAAACCGAGGAAAGATCTGCACAGTTTGAGAATATGATCAAAGGCGATTATAAAGATGAATTTAATAGTCGTGTACAGAAGATCGTGCAGGGACGTATCGGAGATACCAAGGTATTGCAGGAACAAAATGCAAAGATGCAGCCAATCATCGATATGATGTCCAGAAAGTATGGTGTAGATGCAAGTGATATTGATGCACTCACAAAGGCTATTCAGGACGATGACTCTATTTTCCAGGACGAAGCTGCCAAAAAAGGAATGTCAGTGGAACAGTACAAAGAGTACCGGAAGATGGAATCAGATAATGAATATATGAGACAGGCATTGCAGCAGTTGGAAGCCAGACAGCAGGGCGAGAGAACATATCAGGAATGGATGCAGCAGGGGGAGGAACTGAAAGAAAAATACGGTATTTCTGACTTCTCTTTTGAAGAGGAAACTCAGAATCCGGATTTCTGCAAGATGCTCCAGAATGGCGTTTCAGTGGAAGCGGCATATAAAGCAATGCATTTTGATGAGATGTTAGGTGGTGCAATGGCGGCTACGGCAAAGAATGTCAGTAGTCAGGTTGCCAAGAATATTCAGGCAAGGGCATCACGTCCGGTAGAAGGAGCTGTCAATTCCCAGCCAGGCGCAATTGTAAAAGCAAATGTATCTCAGCTTTCCAAAGCGGATCGTGCTGAGATTGCGAGAAGAGTTGCGGAAGGAGAAACTATCAAGTGGTAGACTCCGTCCGTAATATACGGAGGGAAACTATGAAAGCAAAAGAAGCAAGATTTTTATTATTAAGATTACAGTTATTTGCAGAACCTAACACACAGACAACCGGATCAGATGGAATGTCTGTGGAAATGAAAACATATTACAACGATTATCTGATCGATATTGCCGGACCTGAGCTTGTACATGACCAGTTCGCAGATACTTATGATATTCCGAAAAATGGCGGTAAAACAATTGAGTTCAGAAAGTATGACAACTTAAAACCTGCACTTACTCCATTGACAGAAGGTGTCACACCAAAAGGAAACAAACTGAACGTGACAAAGATCACAGCAACGGTAGACCAGTACGGAGATTATATTACTTTATCGGATATGCTCACACTTACAGCTATTGATAATAACGTAATTCAGGCTACAAAGAAGCTTGGTTCACAGGCAGGACTTACGTTAGACTGCATCACAAGAGATGTTCTCTGTGGTGGTACAGCAGTATTCTACATGAATGGAAAGACTTCAAGAGCACAGCTGACGAAAGCGGATAAACTTGACAAAAATATTTTCTTCAAGGTTGCAGCATATCTGAAAAAGATGCATGCACCAAGGATTGATGGAAGCTATGTTGCAATCATCCATCCGTCATGCTCGGCTGACATCATGATGTCTGAGGGATGGATTGACATTACAAAATATAAGAATCCGGAACAGATCTATGAAGGCGAGATTGGAAAGATTGCAGGAATCCGTTTCGTGGAATCTTCCAATGCAAAGGTATGGAAAGGAACTGAGGACGGATGCGCAGATGGACTGGCAGTCTATTCCACTGTTGTAGTCGGTAGCGGTGCGTACGGAACTACAAAGGTTACCGGAGGCGGTTTGCAGACAATCATCAAACAGTTAGGTGCTGGAGAAGATCCATTGAATCAGAGGGCAACCGTAGGCTGGAAAGCCACAAAGGTATCAGAACGACTTGTAGAGCAGTATATGGTTCGTATTGAATCATGTTCGGACGAGTCTGAGAATGAGGAGGCAAACTAATGGCTAAAACAGGAGAAAATACACAGCAGATCACAGCAGAAGAATTGGAAACAGTTCTTGCCAATGCAGAAGCTGAGAAGAAAGCTGCTGTTGAAGCAGCATTAAAGCAGGCAGAGGAAGAAAAGGAAGCGGCAGTAAAAGCAGCTTTAGCTGAGTATAAGGCGAAAACTAATACTCCAAGCAATGAGAACATTTCCAAAAAAGAAGTCAGAATGATTCCTATTAAGATCGAAAAAAATAAGAATGAAAGAGACGATGTCTTTGTGTCCGTAAATGGAAAAAACTTCCAAATCAAGAGAGGCGAGAAAGTGGAAGTGCCAGAATATGTTGTAGAGGTACTTGAAAACATGAAACGAATGGATGAACTTGCCATTGAGAGAATGGAAGAAGCAACCAAAAGATTTGCCTAGAACGGAAAGGGGATACGGAGTAGTTCCGTGTCCTCTTTTTTTAAGGAGAGAAACTATGACGGTAAATGAACTTATAACGATGGTCGGGGAACTAAAACCACATCAATTCGAAGACAATGTGCTGATCGGATGGCTCAATACGGTAGAAGGAAAGCTTATAACAGAGGTTTTCAGCATGAGAGAGGAAGATGAGCGTATCGCAGCACTTAATTATAAGAAATACGATGAAAAAACGGATATGGACACAGAACTGCTTGTGCCGGATCCGTACACAGATCTGTATAAGTATTATCTGTTCAGCATGATTGATTTTACCAATGAGGAAATGGATCGATACACAAACTCTATGCTGATGTTCAATACGAGCTGGCAGGAATTTGTCAATTACTGGTACAGGACACATGATACGATTTTAACACAGCGTTTTCAGGTATAGGGGGTATGTTATGCAGCTGCCACAGTTAAACGTGAAAAATTCCAGCATTAACATCCTGAATACATTTATGGGATATAACCATAACAGCAGGATCGCTGATGGTGAATTTTACGATATGAAAAATCTTACGACAGACTATTTCCCAATGATGGCGGTAAGACCAAAGAGAGCGATTATAGAGCAGTTAGCTAATCCGATGGGAATGTTTGGGTGCGATAAGGTTGTATTCGTTGATGATAATAAACTCTATTACGATCAGGGGTATGTATGTGATCTGAAAAAGGAATGCGCAGGAAAAGAGCGCAGATTTGCAATGATAGGAGCGTATTTGTGCGTGTTTCCTGACAAGCTGATCTATAACACATATGACCAGACAGTGGATCATATGGAAAATGAAGTCACTACAACGACAGCACCGACGTTATCTTTGTGCAAACTGGATGGGACAGTATTTGATGAAACGAATACTTATACCGGGAATACAGCACCTGATACAGAAAAATATAAGTACTGGATTGATACATCACAGGACACGGTTGTGATCAAGATGTGGAGCAACAATACCAGCGAGTGGACATCAGTAGCCACTACATACGTGAAAGTATCCTCACCGGGAATCGGGAAAGGATTCAAACAGTATGATGCGGTCACTTTCAGTGGAGTAGATAAAACATCTGCAATTTATAATGATTACAATTTTAATCAGTCCAATATATTGTACAGCTGTGATGATGACAATGTTGTGATCGTTGGATTTATCAACAAGGTATTCACAAATAGTGGCAATATCACATTGAAGCGTGAAGTACCGGATATGGACTTTGTAGCAGAGATGGATAACCGTGTATGGGGATGCTCATCGGAGAAGCATGAGATATATGCGTGTAAGCAGGGAGATCCAAAAAACTGGAATTGTTTTATGGGACTTGTTTCTGATTCTTATGCGGCAACAATCGGTACAGATGGGGATTTCACCGGATGCATTAATTACATGGGAACGATATATTTCTTCAAGGATGCCGGTGTGCATTATCTATTCGGCTCAAAGCCATCTGATTTCCAGATTAACTGGAAAACATTAAGGGGAGTACAGAAAGGCTCGGAAAAGAGCCTCGTAGTGCTGAATGAGTACCTTTATTACAAAAGCCGGGATGGAATATGTGTCTTTGATGGAAGCTCACCGGAAAGCATCTCTGATGCATTTGGAAAAGAGATTTATTATGACGCCACAGGCGGAGCTTTCCGGGATAAATATTATGTGTGCATGCGGAATACAGAATATGAATATAGCATGTTTGTGTATGACAGCAAGAAAAGCATCTGGATAAAGGAAGATAATACCAAAGCAAAAGGATTTGCCAGAACAGACGGCGCATTGTATCTGATCAATGAAAACAACGTTCTGCAGGTGATCAACTATGAAAAAATCCATACAAAACTGTTCCCGATGATAACCGGAGTACATGAAAAATACTGGTATCCGGGGGAAGATATCTATCCAGGAAATATCATGGAAGGAAAGCTGGAGGATACCATAGAATGGAGTGCGGAAACCGGACTGATCGGGCTTGAATCTCCGTTTGCAAAGTATATTAAGAATTTCAAGATGAGGCTTTATATTGACACACACGCATATGTGAAGGTCGAGGTATCTTATGACAGCTCCGGTGCGTGGGAGGAATTGATGAAGTATTACAGCACAAGACCTAGAAGTATAGAACTGCCGCTTAAGGTACGGAGATGTGACCATATGCAGTTACGGTTATCAGGAAAAGGCAACGTGAGGATATACAGTATTGCAAAAGAGTATGAGGAAGGGAGCGGTAAACAGTGAGTACAAGATTTGGTTATCCCAATATTAAGGTGGGAAAGTTATCAAATGAGCAGAATATACAGAATACGAAGGCATTTTTATATGCGTTCAGCGAAAGCACAAGCCAGTATATAGAGAATCTGGAAAATAAAGTAAACACATTGGAAGGCATTATTGAAAACTTGAACAAGGGTAAGGAGAAATAGTATGGCTATAAACGATATCAGCAGTATTTTTTCACAGAATACAGCAGCAGCAAAAAAGAAATTAGAGGAAATCGAAGCCAATAGACCGGGACCACACAAGAGTAATTGGAGTGGCACAATCAACAACCTGATGGATAAGATTGTGAACCAGAAGGACTTTTCCTATGATTTTAACGCAGATCCATTGTACCAGCAGTATAAGGATCAGTATACACAGCTTGGGAAACAGGCAGCACTTGATACACAGGCAAATGCGGCGGCATTGACCGGTGGATTTGGAAACAGCTATGCGGCCACTGCCGCAACACAGGCAAACCAGCAGTATCTTACACAGTTAAATAATGTGATTCCACAGCTTTACAGCCTTGCGATGGACAAATATCAGATGGATACAGACAAGCTTTATAATCAGTTTTCTGCGGTTGGAAATCAGGAAGACAGAGAATATGGACAGTATCGGGATACAGTCACGGACTGGAAGGATGATAGGAACTATTACTATAACAAATATAATGATTCCATTGGCAATGACCAGTTTGTCGCAAATTATAACCAGAGTGAAAACCAGTTTAATCAGAATATGGCATACAATCGTGAAAGAGATGCAGTATCAGATTCACAGTGGCAGAAACAGTTTGATTATAGTCAGAGCAGAGACAATGTATCGGATTCGCAGTGGCAGCAGCAGTTTGACTATCAGAAATATAGAGATAATGTATCAGATTCACAGTGGGAAAAACAGTATGCGTTGTCACTTGCAAAGTCAAAAAGTTCCGGAAGAGGTTCATCCGGAAGCAAAGCAAGTGGTTCAACGAAAACCGGAACAGGTTTAGAAAAAGCAATAAAGAAGGTGCAACAGGTAGATCAGTTTAATTACCTTTCAGGTAAATTTGGCAATGTTGCAGATAAATCATATGCAAATATGCTTGCTAGTAATGTGAATAAAGGAATTATTACGCAGGAAGAAGCAAATGCAATTTTAAAGAAAAAACAGCAGGAAATTTATACAGCCGCAAATAAGAAAAAATAAGGAGAAAGATTATGAGAAGAAAGCAGATTACAGGTGCAGACTTATTATCTGAATTGCATAGTTATAATGGAAATGACAAGCGATATAGTGAAAGCAAAGTAACAGAAGCGGCTAAGGCGGTGGATAATGGAAACTATCAAGAAAGTGAAACAGCAGCAGAATATGCAATGAAAAAATTGAAAGCCCATTATGGTGTAGAAGATCAGGATAATAATGAGGATATCGCTCAGCTTGCACAATCTGGCTTGCAAAAATTAGAGCAGTACTATGGCACAAGAAATCAGATGTCGTCTGTCAACACAATTCAAAGCGGAATAAAGGAAGGACAGAACCGCTATTTTACCGAGGACAGCAAGCTTCCAACCAGCAGCAGAATCATCCAGACTATGGATGACAGAGCCATTGAGGAAGCACTTAAGATTGCAAAAGAAAGAATGCAGAAGTCAGACGAAGAATATGCTGCATCGTTTGGAAGGAGTCCGGAGGCTGCGAGCAAGCACTTCGAGCAGGAGGAACAGATTGACTTATATCAGAATGAGTCTGACAGGCGGAAAGCGGAAAAAGAGCGGAATGCGTATAATAAAAAGCGTGAAGATGCCTTAAGTGCTCTGACAGATGAACAGAGACAGACATTGGAAGAATATGCAGAAGCAAAGAAAAATGTAGAGTCTAATATGGCATTTTCTGGCATGAACCAGAATTATGATACGAACATAGCAAAGAATAATGCAGAGAATATTTCTAGCATGGATCAGTCAAGGAAATTACTGGAGAAATCAGGTATAAAGAATGTAGATGTTCTTACACAGTATGTAAATGAGATTAACGATGAGAAGAAAACAATAGAAATGAATGAGGGAATACAGAAGGCTGTTAATGAGAATCCAATAGTAAATGGTATAGGAATGTCAGTAATAGATGTGGCAATGTCACCGGCAGCAGGACTGGCAGCGGTAGTAGAGACATTAAAAAGACCATATTATGCTGATCCAAGTGCACCGGTAAATACAAACTCGGACGCATATGCACTGACTAATTTTTCAAATGCGACAGAAAGTGCGGTCAGCGATAAGATTGATAATAAGTATGGACAGTTTGCGTATGGAGTAGGTATGAGTACGGCAAAATCCGCATATTCCGTAGCACTGGGAAGTGAGGTTGTTGGTGGTCTTGGATTGACAGGAAAAGCAGCGAAAACGGTTGGAAATATCGTAACTTTGCCGGAGTTTGGCGCATCTGCATATGCAACGACATTGCAGCAGGATCAGGCGAACGGAATCAGTACAGAAAATTCCATCAAGCACGCCACAGCTGCAGGTATTAATGAGATGCTGTTTGAGGTGGTATCTTTAGATCATGCATGGGATATTCTGCATAGAAGCGGAAAAACAGCGGCAAAAGAAGCAATCGTGAGCACACTGGCACAGGCAGGAATCGAAGGAACAGAGGAAGGATTTACAGATATTGCAAATGCAATTGCGGATAACATCATCAATGGTGACCAGTCAGAGTACAACCGGAATGTACAGAATTATGTTTCCATGGGATATACAGAACAGGAAGCAAAAGACATGGCAAGTAAAGATTTTATGGGCGAGATCGCACAGGATGTACTTGCAGGTGCTATTTCCGGTGGTATCATGGGTGGAATCACAAATACGGCAAATGCTGTCAATTACCATAAGCTGGGGGCACATATCGAAACTACAACAGAATTAAAAAACAATGTATTGGATGTAGCAGAGCAGATGGATGAAAGAACAACTGCAAAACAGATCGTAGAGGAAAAGGGAAGAGAAAATCTTAATGCGGAAGATCTTGGAGCAATTGCACAGTCTATGGCAGAGGAATCTGGAAAGGATATTCAAGACGTATTGACAGAACGTTTTGCCGAGCTTGGCGAAACGAAACAGCAGGCAAGAAAAGATGCAAAGGAGATCATAAAAGCAGTCACGACACCGAGTGAGGAGGTGACGAATGAAGAAAATGATACCAGGACGCAAAAATTTGAAGCAAATCCGAACCTACCGACCGTATATGCAGAAACATTAGAAGGAAAGCATACTGCCGTAAATGACGCAATTAACAACGTTCAGAGCAGTTACCATTATGCGCAGATGGAGAAAAAGGGAAGAGAGAGTCATACAGGTGTCACAAGAGCAGTGGTGAAGAGTACGGGGGAAAAACAGATTGTGATCGATGTGAAGAACGTTTCTGGCAATCATGCAACCGTCCGCATGTCAAACGGCACACTGAAAGATTTATCGGAGATTGAGATTCCAGACAGAAACCTGCAGCAGCTTTATAACTTTTCAACCACCATGGATACGGCAACAGTAGCCAATACACTAATCAATAACTGGGATAATGAGGAAGTCGCACCTTATGTGCGTGCAAGTGCCGTATTTTATAATGCCGGAAAACTTGGAACAAGCTCATTTGAATCACTTATGAACAACCCAAAGAATGCACAGCTTGTCATGAGTGTAAATAATCCGGCAACATTGAAAGCAATGTACACGCTCGGACAGAATAACAGCCAGAGAGCGGAAGTTGCACCGGGGCAACAGCAGAAAAATGTCAACGGATCAGAACAGACGGAGAAAACAGAGAGAGCCGGAAAGGTAGTTGACCTTAGAACAGATAAAGCGGATGGAAGAATGGCTGAGGTTGCGGAACGTGTTGCAAAGAAAACCGGACTGGAAATCACTTTGAATGATTCGCTGGAACATGGAGAAAACGGACATTTCAGTCAGGCATTATCGAGAATCGCCTTAAGCAGTACATCACACAATGAATACGAGACGCTGATTCACGAACTGAATGAATGGGCGAATACATATAACCCGGAAGGTATGCGTAAGGTTATGGATACCGTATTGGATTATGCACAGACAAAAGAGGGCGCAACGTATCTGTCTGACAGAATCCAGAAATATTATGACACTTATAAGCGTGTAGAATCAGATAAAACATATGAGGGTTCGGCAGATGAATTTGTATTTGACTATCTGGCCGGAGTGTTCAGTACAGAGGAAGGAGTGAAAGACTTCTCGCGTTATATGACGGAAGAAAATATTTCACAGAAAGAACAGAAGAGCATTTTAGAGACGGTAGCAGACTTTTTCAAAGAACTGTACGATAAAATCGTATCTTTCCTTGACGATCATGTATTATCTGAGACAGCGAAAAAAGGACTGGAAGCGGATGCAGAAAAAGCGCAGGAAATCCGTGATATGGTACTGGGAGTATGGAGTGAGGCAGAGGAAAATTTTGGCAATAATGCAGAGGCAGAAAATGATATGAAGTTTTCTATCAATGTCGATCTGGATGAGGAGCTAAAAAAATATAATATTGAAAATAAACTCAATGATTATATTGCGGTCCAGAAAGCAGTTGTAAATCATCTTAAAGAAACAGGATTTTTTGACAAGAATAGTACAGTGGTGAATGAAGAAACCGGAATGCAGATCAGAATTAATCCTCGTGGCATTAAAGAGACTCTTGCAAATGGAAAAAGGTTTCAGTCTTTGCCGAGAGAATTGAAAAAACTCAAAATAGCTACAATAGAACAACTGCCAGAAATTATAAAAAGGGGGGAACTTATTGAGGATAATATTGAAAATACACATGGGGAAAATTCATTGTATGCATATTTTGAAACACCAGTAGAAATAAATGGCGGTAACTATAAGGTTAGGGCAAATATAAGAAAGACAATAAAAACAAATAAATTCTGGATTCATAATGTAATATTAGAAAAGGATTCTGAATTACTCAACCCAACCCGAAAGCAAGGTATCCACGAGATTCAGAATCCTTCTGAAAACATTATATCACAAACTGAGAAAAATGAAACAAAAAAATATTCTATTGATATTGACGATTCTTTCTTTGATGCATTATATGGCGAACCATCCGAGCATGAGACAGAGATGTCTTCCATTATTCAGGAAGGTTTTGAATCTCTGAAAAATGTTGAAGTGAACGAGCGTATGATGCATAAGATTGCTTATGCTATTAAGAAAGAGAATAAGAGTACCTATGACATTGATAAGCTTACATCAAATCTGACGAAAGTATTTGCCTATCTGAAAGAACACCAGAATGCAGATTATAATGATATGATCCGCATCGTGCAGGAAGTAGCAAAGCCGGTCATTGAGGAGAGTACAGACGTGGATCCATACGAGCAGCAGGCCTATAAGGATGTCAGGGATTATGTGAAGGGACTGAATATCAGACTGAACGATGAACAGAAAGCAGAGGTTGCATATTATTATGGTTCCTATGAGAAATTTCGGAAAATGAACTTTGGTAGTTTAAACTTTACTGATAAAGGAACATATCTGGATAACTTGTGGACAGAAATTGCAGATAATTCTTATCAGATGCTGGATTATGATGTATCGTCAGCAGACCAGCCAATGGCACTGGTGGATATGCTGAACCAGTTAAAACCGGCAAAAAAGAATATATTCGGCATGGACAAAGAACAGGCGGCATATGACCTTGCGTTGGATATTTACCGCAGATTCTTTGTGGAACAGGCACAGGATGCGGCAAATAAAAAGGTGTATGAGAAAACAGACAGACTGATTGTGAGACAGCAGGAATACAGGAAACGTGTAAAAGCGGCATATGATGAAAGCCTGGCAAAACTGCGCACATTGGAAGCAGAGAAGAGAAAACAACAGGCGGAACGGTATGAAGAAAAAATAGCAGATCTTAAGAATGCGCAACAGGCGGCTCTTGCGAATGCGGATAAGAAAGCGGCAAAGAAATATCAGGATGATATTGCATCCTGGAATCGCTGGCTTACGAGAGCGAATCAGAGAGCAGACAGAACAGAGCAGAGAATGCTTGAATTAAAAGCTGCCGCCAGGAACAATGCACTTGCAAAGCGGAGAAATCAGGAAATGAGCAGTATGCGCGAGCGCATTAAGAAAAATGCAAATGGAATCATAAGCTATTTTAATACGAATACGGATAAGAAGCATGTTCCGGAAGCATTAAAAGATTCTGTGGCTAAGTTTATTACGAGCATTGATTTTGTAAGCGAGAGAGCTAATCCAGACAGTACCGCCACTATGGCCTGGAGGGAATCCCTGAATCAGATGTACCGGAAACTTTCTGATAGAAATGCAGCAGTGGAAGGTAATTATGAGGATATCTTTAATGCACTGATGGATCAGGCAGATGGAAACAAGAGTACTTTATTATCTGATATGAGCGATTTTATCAATGCAAATGAAAATGTCCGTATCACAGATATGAATGCCAATCAGTTGAAACAGCTTGATGAACTTATTACAAGACTGAAAAGAACAATCACAACGGTGAACCAGTTGTATGTGAATAAGAGAACCAATGATGCAAGAAAGCTTGGTGCAGATACGATTGCAGAGTTAGAACAGAAAAAGGATAAAAAACTGCATGCAAACAGAACGGTACAGGCTGTGGAGAACCTTCTGGACGTGAATATGATGGATGCAAGATCATATTTTTACAGGCTGGGAGATACAGCAGGATCTATTTACGACGGACTGCGCACGGCATTTAATGATCGTGTGTGGCTTCTGAAGGAAGCACAGACTTATATGGAAAATGCGTTAGATGGCATCAATACAAAAGACTGGACAGGCGACAATGCAAAAGTACATACATTTATGATCCGTGGGAAAGAATTACAGATGACCACGGCACAGATTATGTCACTGTATGAACTGCGGAAACGTAATCAGGCATTATTACATATGAAAGTTGGAGGAGTAAGACCAAAAGATATTACGACAGCAAAGAAAAATGTTGATATTTCTAATAGTAAATTCGGAAAAGAGGTAATTAGCCGGGTTAAACCGATTAAGCTTACAGAGTATGACATTGATCATGTTATCTGTAGTGTACTTACTCCTGAGCAGATCAAGATTGCGAATGCGATGCAGCAGTTCATGGCAAATAATTGTGCTGACTGGGGAAACAAGACAACCATGATGATGAATGGATATAAGCGTTTTGGAGTTAAAAATTATTTTCCAATAAAGGTTGATGGAAATTCTGTAGACACCAGAGATCAGACAGCATACTGGGCAACACAGAATAATAGTTTTACAAAGCAGACCAGGGAACGTGCGGTGAATGCGTTGATTGTGGATGATATCTTTGATGTATTCACAAAGCATGTTACGGATATGGCTACATACAGTACATTCACAGCTCCATTATCAGATGCAATGAAATGGTTTAATCATAGGAACGTTGAATTTAAGGATGATATTGTTGTAGACACGAATTCTGTACAGAGACAGATCGAACTTACTTACGGAAAAGAATATCTGGAATATTTTAAGAAGCTTATCAAAGATATCAATGCAGAATCTGTAAATGGAATAGAATCCCAGATTGCAAGCACACTTGTAAGCAAGATGAAAGCGGCATCTGTAGGTGGAAACCTGCGAGTGGCAATCCAGCAGCCAACGGCATATATAAGAGCAGCGGCAGTCATGAATCCTAAGTATATGGCACAGGCAGTATTCAAAAAATCTGCAATGAAAAAAGCAAAAGAAAATTCAGCGATCACACAGTGGAAATCTTGGGGATATTTTGAAACATCCATAGGACAGTCCATGAAGTCCGTCATAACCGGACAGCAGAGTTTAAAAGAAAATATTGTAGAAAAATCAATGATTCTTGCACAGCTGGGGGATGATGTCACATGGGGATATTTATGGAATGCCTGTGAAGCAGAGATAAAAGATAAACATCCGGACGTAAAATATGATTCCAAGGAATTTATTAAAATGGTTGCGGACCGCTTTGATGAAATTGTGGATCAGACACAGGTTGTGGACAGTGTACTTCATCGATCGCAGATCATGCGTAGTCAGGATAAATTAGTACAGATGGCAACGGCATTTATGGCAGAACCAACAAAGTCATACAATTTACTTGTAAATGCGGTGCGTGATGCTTCTGAAAAAAAGAGTAAATCAGCAATGAAACGTCTTGGAAGAGTGGTAACGGCATACACAGCCACACAGGTAATGAATGCGGCAATCGTTGCAGTGATAGATGCTACAAGAGATTTAGAAGATGATGATAAAACATTCTGGGACAAGTATATTGAAAATCTCAAAGGAAATATCGGGGATAATATGAATCCTATTTCGATGATCCCATTTGCAAAGGATATTGTATCTATTTTCCAAGGATATGATATTAGCAGATTGGATATGCAGGGAATCTCAAAATTATATGCCGGAGCTAATAATATGAGGAAGTATATTACAGATCCAGATTACAGAGAGAAACATACATTTTATGATGTTGCAAAAGAAACTGCGCGAGGAGTGTCATTAGTCACAGGTATTCCGGGATTCAATGTTTTACGTGATATCGAATCTCTATATCATGCGGTAACTGGAAAATGGCTGGGAGGAATTATCCGGTCTAACACAAGGCAGTATCAGAGAAGTGTCGATGCATTGTTAGATGGAAACACAGAAGAATATAATTCGATTATGCAGGAACTTTCTGACAAAAATGTGGAGGAAGATAAGATTGATTCTGGAATCATGAGCGAATTAAAAAAGAGATATACAGCCGGAGAGATGGAAAAGAGCACAGTTGAAAATATCCTTAAAGATCAGTTTGAAATGGATGATAACGACATTTATTACAAACTGAAAAAATGGGAGAATGGAAGTGACTGGACAAAGTACAGCGATTTTTATTCGGCGCTGGACAATGCTTATGAAACTGGAAAAATTAATGACCGGGACAAGATTAAAGCTGAAATTGATGATCTGAAAAAGCATGGTGTGAAGGAAGAAAACATTAAGAGTCAGATTACAGAGAAGTATAAGCCAATTTATCTGGAAGCAAAGAAAAATGGAAATTATGCTGACTTGAAAAACTTATTAATATCTGCATATATGATGTGCGGAGATTCGCACTCAGAGGCAATGAAAAAAATTGATAACTGGTCAAAACAGAAGAAAAGCTGACAAACAGGGGGGCATTATGCTCCCTTGTTTTCTTATAATGGGCGAAAAGGAGGCAGATATGAAAAACGATATTATTCAAAATATCCGATTGGATATGAATGCTCCAAAAATCAAATCCAGTTTATCAGTCCGGTTAGGGGATACGTGCACAAGATCAATACATGTGACCATGTCCAATGGTGGAAGTGTCGTTTCCATGGAAAATGCACTTGTTGCTTTGATCGAGATTGAAAAACCGGATGGAAATCACTGCTATAACGATTGTGTGATATCAGGCAATGAAATCCAGTACACAATTACAACCCAGACAGTGAACGTGGAAGGAACATGTAAGTGTCAGATCAGTGTCACCTTTGAGGATGGTGCAATGATAACATCACCAATATTTGATCTGGTGGTATATTCCCAGCTTGTGGATCAGAAAGAGGTGAAGTCCCAGAATGAGTACACATCTCTCACGACACAGGTTGTAATGGCAAATGCGTATGCGAATAATGCAAAGGCATCTGAAACAGCAGCAGGTGTATCAGAGACAAATGCAAAAGCATCAGAGGATGCTGCAAAAGAATCAGAAACCAATGCCTTGTCCTCTGCAAATGATGCGTCACAATCAGCACAGGAAGCACTATCATCCAAGGAAGCAGCAGCAGTATCAGAAGGAAATGCGTTAATTTCAGAGAATAATGCCAGTGCA